TATTTCAATCTCGCTAGCAACATTCGTGTATACGCCCGGAGCAGTTTCGCTTGCGGATACGAGCCCAATATAAGCGACTACCTTAGGCATAACGAATTACGCCGTCTTACGTTCGATTACCATCGCGGATTTGGGGCGAGTTAACGCTCCGGACGCGCGAGTTTCCATCAAGTATTTATACTTGTTGAAATCGATATCGAAATCGTCAAACATGCCGAGCTGCCCCCCCTTGTCTGCGCCGTAAGAATAGTCAGAAGGATTCACCATAATACCGAAAAGATCTGCGGTAAATGGTTCCGCATCTTCCCGCTGAACACCGGTCATCAAATCTACCTCTACAATGCGTGAAACGCGCAACTTTGCGGCCAGTTCAGCTTCGGTATTGAAGATATACCGATCGGTAGTATCTTTCACTAGGAGCATATCTGTGAGAACACCAGGCTCGATAAACAATGTCGGACGCCCAGTACCTTTGTAATTGCGACGCGCCGAAATAATCGCTTCGATAATATCCAGCGAATCCGTGACCGCGGCTTCCATAGTAACATATTCGACGTACACTGAGCTATCGCCAAGAATAGGCCGAATTTTGGCCTCATCGATTTTGTCAGCATGTGCGGCACCACGCCCATCACTGATCAGGGCGGCCCGAGCAATTTCTTCGTCCAGTTTCTCGCGTTGAATTGCTTTCATCCACGCAACAACATAGAAATCGGTAATGTCAATAATGTCGTCGCGATAGAGATCCGAGCGAACATAAACCGTTTGCGGTTCGGTCGTACGCTTCAAAATCGACAATACCATATCAGCTTTTGCAGTTTCGGATTCAGTGATCCACCCACGAGCGCGAGCTTCTTCGACGCTAATATCCGTGTACATGGATTTAACGCGGCTAAATGGAAGATGATTGGTCTCATTCAGCCAAATTTTTACCCAGGTTTGATCCAGACGGACAATATCCGGGGTCTTACGAACAGGGCGAGCATCCGGGAACAAATATCCAACGTTGGTGATGGACACGCTATCATGCTCGAGCGCATCATGTACCAATTCCGAATCCAGGTTCAACGTTTCTGATGCGTGTACAAGCACAGCATCACTCAAGTTCATATTTCGTGTTTGGGCCAAATGGAGAATATCGTTAAACACACCGTTTAACGTCTTCAAATTACTTTGTTCCGGCCCAACGGTACCTTCACGATTAAACACATTATGTTTCATAAAACCCTCTCCTTCAAAAGCATCATGTTCAACATCACCCTCTTCGAGAGCTTGTCCTATTAGAGCGTAAGTAACATCCTTTTGCTCGTCGGTCATACTCTCAAGAACGTCTTTGACAGTTCGTTCATCATCACTATGAGTCAGCTCATTATTTTTTGGGGGCATAAGATCTTCCTTTTCGTCTTCGTGAACTATGATTTCTAATCCGCCGAAGATAATAGCTTCGTCTTCCAACGTATCCTCAGTACCATCAGCATGTTCCAGAGTAAGATTATCGATTTTAGCTCCGGGATTAGCCCCAGAAACGACTAAGCTCAACTCTCGTATAACACCGCTGTGAACTAATGACTGTTGTTGGACGAGATTATTCGCAAAGATGGAGAGACTGTCAATATCTTGTGATTGGACTAGTAATTTAGTCTTCTTACCATTCTCGCTGTTATTAAAAACGCCATAAGCATAAACACCATCATCACGATGCTCAAGCCAGGCATGTCCTAAAATATTTCCGGGATCTTTTCGTAAGTGATGCCACACCATCGGGACCTTGGTAGCATCCTGATGTTGAAAAGCTCCGGTCTTAATGGTTCGCCCATCCGCACATTCGACCCCATATTTTGTAGCGAACCCCCCAAAATCGAACTTAATCTCGGGCATTTTCGAGTAATTTACTTTCATTTTGATTTGAAATTTCTCCTTCTAAACTATTGGACTGATTCAAATTCTTGTTTCGTAATTCGTCAGCTTTCGGGTCTGAACTTGGTTCCCAACCGATGACGCCCCGAATGTCGTTGCTGCTGGCAATTTCATTACGAGTTAGTTTATCCGATAACTCAGCAAGTGCCTCCGCGGTAACGAACTGGAACGGATCTCGGAAATAGCTAATACTCTGGCCCTGTGTTATCGCGGTCTTAGATAGAAACTTTCGTTTTAGTTCCAGAGTTAAAGCTTTGGCTATCGGCCCTATAGTCCGGTTGTAGTAATTCAAGTACTCCTCTTCCTTGGCGGTTCCACTAAATAGAGACTCGCTTAGACCTAACTGGCTATATAGCATTCTCGTCAGATACTCCACCTGCTCCATTAGATTGTTTACCGCCGGGCGATTAAGCTGAATTACTTTTTCTGTAGCATCTATGTAACCAACACCATACTTAGAATCCTGCAATTGTTCAGTTAACATCGTCATTCGATCATCAGCAAGCTTCTTTCTGCTGTCACTTTTAATAGCATATGGTAGTTGAACCAGTAAATCTAGCTTCCCAGATCCCGACTGTTCGTCGATAACATCTAGCAACTGCAATTTGGCTAAGAGTCGTTTCAATGTTGAGTTCGGTTCGTTCATAATCGCATATAACGGATTCTCTATAATCGCAATAGCTGATTTCGGAAGGACTATTTGCTCGTTCCTTCCCAACTCATCGTTATAAAGATCTACCCGAACAAAATCTGGAAACCACTCCATAATTCGACCAGAACGCAGAGTATTAATACGAACAATATTTCGATCATAGATGCTAACATCTGTATCCGTTGGTACTAATGCGACCACCCCTTCATCAAACATGGAAAAAATCGCATCTTGCATGAATGCTAAACCCGACTGATCTTTATTGGCTTCCAGAGTTAGACATCGGTTAAGTCCACTATCAATAGTCTCAAGAAATCGTCCGTTATGATCAACGCGAACATGCCGGATATTAAGTAACGCAACGTCCAGAGCTAACTTATTGTAAACCGGGGCAATAACCGATGTGGACGATGTCGATACGATAGAATATCGATGCATTGGGTAGGAATTCGCACCTCCCACATTCTCGTAATTGGTTTCAGCCTCGCTAGCCTCGCGTTCTCCTCGTTTAGAAAAAAGTTTCCAACCACTTATTCGTTTTGGTAATAACACATAATACCTCCTAATCGTATAGATCCTTGTGAGCCTTGTAGGCGATATATGCGTCTATTAAGGCGGCCACACTATCTACCTTTAATTCACGACGTTTCTTCAGGAGTTTCCGATTCCCATTAGTATCTTGCATTGTTATGGCATTACCCATACACCAGCCCATCAGTTCTTCGTCGAATAACAATAATTCGTCCTCAGACAAAATCTTGATTTCACCCAAAGGAACGGATTCCGTCTTTGCTCCCTGGATAACTTTTTCGACACCGTACGAGCCGTACTCTCGAGTCCAGCGTTCTACAAAAGGTTTGGCGTTGTATGGATCGTATCCAAAAGTCCGGACATCGTACTGACATTCAATAATATAATTTTCGAGATCGTCGTAAACTGCGTCATCGTCAAGAACTGCGCCATCCATAATATGAAGACTTCCTTCTCGAACAAAATCATCATATTTTACTCTTAAAGCTGGCGGAAGACGCATAAGCGTGCGTTCAGTAATATAACAACGAGTCTTAACCCCGAACTCGCCAGTTTTTAGTGGAAACAAAAATAAGAACGAGTGGAAATCATCACCTTGAGACAAGTCAGCGCCCATAGAACACGGTAAAGACCAGTAATCTCTCGGACGGCCAGGGATAGTCTCCTCGTAGGTGAAGAAATATGTATAGCCTTCCATGGGAATACCAAAACGCTTCGCTAAAATATCATTTCTCGTAGCTGGAGCTGATTCTGCGCGCTCCACATCAAGTTGATAAGTTTCATAAGTGACTGTGATTCCAAGATTTGGGTTGGCTTTAAGCCACATTTCGGGATTCGAGACTTCCTCTATCTCATCTAAGCGATAATAAAATATAGAAACATGAGGGTTAACATATTCGCCACGTAAGATACTAAGAAGCTCCATCTTAATGTCGTCGCCTACACTGTTACGTATAGTTCCTTCAGAAGACATGGCCACAATAAGATAATCGTCAACTTTGGATGCGCCTTGTTCGATTGCACCAACAACATCTTCACGAGTATCGCCAGATAACCACTCATCAACCGTGGCCGTCTTAACGCGAAGACCTTGCAGTTTATGAATGGACATAGGCCGAACTTCTAGTAGCGAGCCGGTAAGAAAATTTTCAACGCCCTTCTTAGTCGATGCTAACTTTGCTCGCTGTATGTTGATTCCGTTTTGTTTACGAGAGGTGATCTCCGTAAGGAATTTGAACAACGGTCCTCGCGATCTAGTTATTGCGGTTCTCAGTGGAGATAAAATTTCCTCAGCCTGTTTCATCGTCGGAGCGGTTGTGATTTGGTGGGTTGTGGCGGTATCAACGTTTAAGAAAAAGCTTTGAAGGCACATCCCGTACATGGTCTTAGCGGCTCCGCGAGCAACAATCAAATACTGCTTGTTAACCAACCGCTTCTTCACTCGCTTGCGAATATAACGACCACCATGATGATCCGGGTACGGTTCGTAGACACTTCGATCTACGAAATAATACCAACCCAAGACTTGCTCAACCCATAACTTAAACGAGTCTAACAAAAACAGATCGCTTCCGTCAGTCAAAGTCAGTTCGCCTTCACAATATGCGATGAAACCTTCCACAGCTTCTTCATCATAGTATATACCAGGATTATCTATCAGATCGTCGATCCGATTCATCTCCATAGAAATATATTTATTGATTGGGATTAAACCGTCTAAGACTCTCTGACGAAAGGCGTCGTAGTATCTTGGGGTTGCAGTATTTGAAAGCATTATTTATTTAGGAATACGGCATCTATTATCCACCACTAACAACAGAAGCAATAGTTTTGACAGCGGCAGCCGACGCCATAACGGCTAACCCCGTAATAGTCATTCCTACTGTAGTGGAAACAAACCGCTCACCATATTGGATTGTACTGGGATTTAAATTTCTGTACTGTTGTTCCAGGCTCAATCGCTTAACCCGAGTACGAAGTTCTTCGTCGGAGAGTTTTCGTGAAGATCGAAGTTTATCTTTCCGAACACCCCACTTCATACCTTTGACACCGGTGTGTTCCAAATTATCGGACATAGTTAAACCTCCCGTAGTGAATATAATTCTATCTGCTGATT